GGTCCGGGAGGTTTATAAAATCTATAAAAATGGGAATAAAAGGGTTGGGGAATGGGGGGGCCATTATCTATTTGAAGAATTGATAAGAAGAGAAGAAATTGGGGAATGGTGGGATAGGAGGTAAGATGGGTATTTTAAAATAATAAATTAAATAAAAAATTAAGGGTGGGGACCTGAGTTATACCCCCCACCCACCACCTCTCTCCTCTCACCCTCTCTCCCACTAGGACGGTCTACTCTCACACTCTTCCCTCTCTCAACCCTTCCCAAATACTTTACTACTCTATTTCCTACCTGAGAGATCACGATAACTTCAATCTTCCCTACCCAATTAGGTAACTGTTTTAACTGTTGAATTCAACTATTAGTTTTACCTCCTTTTATCCTTCTCACGACAATCCTAATAGTTGAACCTAATAGTTAAAACAATCAAACTCACACCGTTTTCTCACCCCCAAAACCCACCCCAGTCTCCCTCTGAAACCTAATAGTTGAATTAGTTGAAGTCTCACGTATACGTAGTATACGTGAGACTGACCAAACTATTATTCAACTATTAGTGAAGACTTCACCTAATTAGGTAATAGTTGAATAATAGTTGAAATTCCCTCCAAACTCCCTCCAAATTGATACCTCTAGGGGGTTGCCGTTTCTAGTAAAATAACTTATAATATTAATAAATACAATAAGTTATTTGGAGGGATCGAAATGAAAGAAAAAGTCGTACCTGTCGTTAAAAAACGTCGGGGACCTAAAGTTCAAGAAGTAGTAGAGTCTCCGACTAATTGGCCTCCTCTTCTTCAGACCAAGCTCAAAGAAAAGCTGATCAAATACGAAGCAAAGATTTTACGAACTTGGAAAACCGTAGGAACGGGAACTTTAGTATATCATGTTGAAGTCCAGCTACCTGATGGATCTACCACGAAGTGGAAGTCGTCACGCGCACCCGAATGGTGGGGCTGGATATCTTAGATGTTCGGGAGTTGAGGTTAGCCTCCTTTCCATACAACTCCCGAACTTTTTTATCAGGAGATTAAGATGGCAATTCAAGCTAAATTAAAAGATGACGTGACTATGAAGAGTATCGTAGCCTGTGGGGGAATTGTATTCTATAAAGATTGGCAGGATGTTCCCTTTTGGGAAGAAAAAGCCGCTAAGAATAATCCGTACTTAGATACTAGGGAATTGGTCAAAGAAGTTCAGACTAAAGTTGAAGAACCTGTTAAAGAAGAAATTCCTATCATCAAAGCTGAAACTCCAGTAGAAGAAGTTACTATTGAAGAGCCTCAAGAGATTTCTCTTAAAGAAGAGAAGAAACCAGCAGGGAAGAAATCTAAAGGTCAAAAAGCCGTAGATGAAATCTCATTTGAGGATCTTACCAAATAGTTGTTGTTCATGGAGAATTAACTTATAATAAAAGAGTAAGCGGTCCTAAGGAGATAGAATGACAGTTCGTCTAGGAGTCCTCCAAGATTATGAAAGCATTCGAAAGTCGAATAATTCGACTAACGCTCTGGAGAACTCTGCTTACTTCCCTAATGCGATCCGTGAAGATCTAGAAAATGGGTATCTTATTTTCGATGATGAGACTCACGGGTTTTTAGCGTTCTATCCAACCAAAAAGTCCGATCCTCCGAGAGTAACGATCTATAATATCTACGTCCCAAAGTCTTCTAGAAAGAAAGGGTCTGGTTTCCAGATGGTGGAATTCTTACGGGAATTGTATCCAGACCGCCCGATATTGGCGAAATGCCCTGTAGACATTGAATCTAATAAATGGTATGAACATACCGGATGGAAGCTCAAAGAGGTTCTTCCTCCTGAAGGTCGTAGAAAACGAGCTCTTAATCTGTGGGTCTATGAGGTAGAATCATGACTCAGGTTACGCCAGGATCACGAGTCCGAGAAGTAACTCCTTCAGAAGGAGTTAAGAGATGTGGTGCTACTAAATCTGATGGTCAACCGTGTCGTGGATATGTGGTCCCAGGGGCTAATAGATGTAAGTTTCATGGAGGTGCAGTTCCCCGAGGGATAGCTAGTTCTAATTTCAAGGATGGGAAGTATTCAAAATACTTGCCCACCGGCTTGCTTGAGATCTATAAGCAGACTCAGGAAGATGGAGAGCTTCTATCCCTGGAGGATGAGATCCGATTAGTAGATGTTAGAGTTCGTGAGCTTCTAGGTCAGCTAGAGGCGGGGCCTTCTGACGAAATTTGGGAGAAGGCTCTAGGGTTGGTAGGATCTCTTCGTGCTTATGTCAATCAAGAAGAGTATAGTAAGGTGCCTGCGGTCTTGGAAGCCTTGGACCGGTTGGTCTTGGAAGGTAGTAATGAAAAGGAAGTTTGGCAGGGTGTCCTTCAACTTATGGAGACCCGTCGACGTCTGGTGGAAGGAGAAAGAAAACGTCTAGTTGAAATGAACCATGTTATTACGAGTGAGAATGCTATGGTTCTAGTAGTTGCATTAGCTTCGGCGGTCAAAAAATATGTCACAGACAAAAGTACCCTCAACAAAATCTCGCGAGAGCTTGTTCACATCACTGCGGGACAACCTGGCGAGGTCCTTGGATCCGTCCGGTTCCCTGAATGAGAAGTTCGCTGCTCGCTATTGGAATGATCCAGTAGCTTGGGTGAACAATTGTATCATTCATACTAAGGGGGGACCGGCTGCGTATCAAGAGGATGTCTTATCTCGTGTTTCTATAGAAAAGCGGGTAAGTGTCCGGGGACCTCATGGTCTAGGGAAGTCTACCCTGATGGCATGGGCAGTTCTGTGGTTCGCTACCACTAGGGATTCACTTGGGGTTGATTGGAAGGTTCTTACTCTTGCATCAGTTTGGAGGCAGTTGGAAAAGTACCTTTGGCCAGAAATCCACAAGTGGGCTCGCCGATTGAATTGGGTGGAAATAGGACGGGAGCCTTTTACCGATAGAGAATTGCTTCAACTCTCGCTTCGCCTAAAGACGGGAGAAGCATTTGCGGTAGCTTCAGATAATCCTGAATCTATCGAAGGTGCTCATGCGGATTATATTCTCTATGTGTTTGATGAAGCAAAGATCATCCCAGATGCAACTTGGAATAGTGCTGAAGGTGCTTTTTCATCTGGTTCCGAAACCTATTGGCTGGCAGCTTCTACTCCAGGAGAGCCTCTAGGACGGTTTTACCAGATCCAAACTAAGGTAAGAGGGTATTCTGACTGGTGGGCACGGCATGTTACATTAGATGAAGCAGTTCAGGCAGGTAGAATTAGTAAAGATTGGGCAGAAGCCCGTCGCATCCAGTGGGGTGAGAATTCTGCTGCTTATAAGAATAGAGTTTTAGGAGAGTTCGCAGAGAGTTCTTCTGATGGAGTTATTCCTCTTGCTTGGGTGGAAAAAGCTATTGACCGGTGGTATGATCTTCAGAAGAAAGGTTCCCCCAAGCGTCTATCAGCTTTCGCAGTTGACGTTGGGAGAGGAGGTGATCCTTCTACTATTGCTCCGAGATATGAGATGTTTATCCCTACGATTTTCAGGTCGGATACATCCGATACCATGCACTTAGTGGGAGAAATCATTTCCCATGTAGGTAGTAGAGATATCCCAATCGTTATTGATATAATCGGTCTTGGGGCTGGTGTTTATGATAGACTCAATGAGCAGAAGTATAATGTTATTTCCTTTATTGCTAATGAGTCAACTCTCTGGGAATCTAGGTCAGGGAATTTTAGGTTTTCAGATACAAGGTCAGCTGCTTGGTGGAATGCAAGAGAGCTTCTAGATCCCTTTAGTGGGCCAGGTCTCGCTTTGCCTCCAGATGATGAAGATTTATTGATCGGAGATTTAACCGGTCCCACTTGGAAATATATGTCAGATGGTAAGATCAAGGTTGAAAGTAAAGATGTGTTAAGGACGAGATTGGGTAGGTCTACAGATTATGGTGATGTGATTATCATGTCTCTATGGGCTGAAGGATCTTCTCGTCAAGTTACTTGGGAAGACTTGGTCGGATTATCTCATGTGGAAGGGTATGTTAGTCGATGGGCATAATTCAAAATATACGTAATTTATGGAATGGGCGAACTGATGCTCCTCTGGAATCTTCTCCTGTAGAAGCTGAGGCAGCTCCTAGGGCTCCTTCCCAATACGTTACAAAAGAGGTCGGGTCTTCGGGGTTAGATCTAACCGGAGGTTGGGTTCGTGAAGCCTATACTTCTGAGCTCTATTGGCCCCAGGTAGCTCCTCTCTATCTACGTATCTGGAGAAGTGATCCTGAAGTCACCGTTGTTCGTGTGATCATGGAAACTTTAGCATCTAAGATTCAATTAGGTGTAGAGATTCCCGAACACGAGGGAAGCAGGGAGCTGGATAAGCCGACCGATGATGATAAGAAAGCCCAGGATTTCATGTATGAAGTTCTGGAAGACCTAGAGGGAGGGATCCAGTCCTGGTTGACGTCATGTATGTCTAGAGTTCCTTTCTTCGGTTGGGGATGGTGGGAAGTCCTGCCTGGAATTAGGAATCCTAAATGGAAGCCTCCCGAAGGTGACCCTTGGAGATCTGAGTTTTCAGATAATCTGGTTGGGTATCGTCGATTTGCTTTTCGACACTATTCTTCATTCTTTCAATGGGATGGAGATGATCGAACCGGTCGGATTAACGGAATGATTCAACTAGCTCCTCCGAATCCTCAAGTAACCATTCCTCTACAGAATTCTCTTCATATCAAGTTTGGAGATCAAGATAATCCCGAAGGTTTAGCAACTCTTGAAGCCATGTGGAGACTTGAAAGACTCAAGTATGGTCTTGAAATAGTTCAAGGGATTGGGTTTGAACATGCTGCAGGGTATTTGAATGTAGAAGCAACCAAGACTTTAACGGATACCGATAGAGATTTCGTGAAGAAGGCAGCTCGTGCTGTTCTTACTGCTCAAGAAGGGAATTATGCTCTTTGGCCAAGTGGATTTAAAGGTGAGCTAAAGGATGTCCCATTTCAAGCTGCATCTAGTATCCTAGATGCTATTCGATATTATGGGATCCTCAAACTTGCTCTTTTAGGTATGCAATGGGCTGCTCTAGGAACCTTATCCCCATATGGGTCGTTCTCTACTATGCAGGATGCATCAAGTCTATTCTTGACTACCTATAATGCTATGGTTGAAGGATTTGTCAATCAAGCAGACCAGCAAGTAGGGAAGAGACTATTCTCATATGAAGCAAATCAAGCAGCATTCCCAAATAGAACCCGACGTCCAAAGATTACTATTCTTCGTCGAGTGGAGAAAGGTGTCAAGCTTACAGAATTAGGTCAATTCTTACAAGCTATTTCAACTATTCTACCGATGGATGATGAAGATCTCTTAGCAATTCGTCGGTCGAGTGAAGTGCTTCCCGATAGACTCCCCGAAAATGGGAAAGTAATTGCTCAGCCAATCGGAGGTTCCGGGTTTGTAACTCCTACGGGAACAGCAGGATCCAGTATGCCTAAAACTGCACAGAAGGTTGAGACATCGGGAATTAAAGAGGAAGCTCCACAAGAAGAAGGAGTCTCCGAAGAAGAGGGAGAACTTGCATTACGTCGTGTCCTAGTTAGTGATGAAGAGATGCCGACCGATGTTAGTCATGAAGCCGATACAGTAGGTCCTGATAGTTTGAAGAAAGCTCTTACTAAGTTTAGATCTTGGGCAAGAAAGAATGCTCCTGAATTTGTATCAATTTTAGATGCTAAAGTTGAGGATTCTTCTGATGATGAGTGATATTACTGTAGACTGGGCTCAAACCAAGATCTATAGAGAGATTATTCATGATCTCGCTTCTAGAGTTGGGTTTATATTTGATCGGAGTATCGGTAGGTATCGAGATCTTGCTACTGGAAGATTTGTCTCAGAAAAATCATTGGGAGTTTTAATGAATTCCTATGCAGATGATTTTTTAGCTTATAATATAGATAAAATTACCAGTGATTTCCTAGATGGTAAGATTACTCTAACAGTTTGGCAAGAAAGAATGGCTAGAGAATTAAAGGATGCTTATGTGGTTACAGGTTCCGTTGGTCGAGGAGGTCGATATCTAATGGACTATAGTGATTATGGTCGAATAGGTGGACATCTTCGTGCGGAATATCGGTATTTAAATCAGTTTGCTCAGGAGATAAAGCTTGGGACCCTATCTTCTGCTCAAATTCGATGGAGAGCACATCTCTATGCTCGTGGGGCTCAAATGTCCTATTGGGAAGGTCGTAGAAAAGCTTTTCAAGATGCAGGTAAGTCTCTCGAGAGGAGAGTCTTACATCCTGCAGAGCATTGTGAGGATTGCATTCAATATGCTGCTCAAGGTTGGCAATCAATTGGTACTTTTCCTCCTCCCGGTCTCGGGTCCCGTTGTATGCATGGGTGCCGGTGTTCGATGGAATGGAAGTGAGGTGAATAATGCCAGAAGAAGTTAAAGATCTCTTGGAATTAGAAGAAGTTGATTCTCAAGAGAATCCCTCGCAGGATCCATTAGAAGAACCCTCTTCTCAAGAAGAGGAGATCTATTCATCGATTTTTTTCGTGAATTTATCTCTTCCGGATTTGATTGAAGGTCGTTCTTTCGATGGAGTTGCTTCTGGAGTATTTACGGATATGTTTGGGAGGAAAGTCGAGCTTAGGCTAGAAGATTTTCCTGAATACGTCCAGAATACTCAAGAGTTGATTGATGCATCAAAGACAGAATCAGGAGAAGTGGTCGGTCTCCCAATTGATGCAGCTGATCACAATAAGGGAGATGCTGCGGGGTGGATCGTAGGAGTAGAATTAGCAGGGTCTGTTATTCGATTTATCCCTAGATGGACAGAACGGGGGATCGAATATCTCAAGAAAGGGATCCGCAGAATGTTTTCTCCTACGATAAGTCTTTCGAATAAGACAGTCCTTGGAGGGAGTTTGACCAACTGGCCGGCGACTCGAGATTCTCGAGGGAAAGTTCTTTTACGTCCCATCGAGCTTTCTTCGAGTCTTCACACAATTACATGGGAGAGCCCTAGTGCGGAAGATCGACTACGAGGATTCTGTAAAACCTCTCTTCCAGATTGTGAATTAGAGAGTATTCATCCAGAGTATCTATCTATTAGATCCGGAAAAGATGATAAGCTCTATCGTGTTAGTTATACCCTAGACTCATCTGGGGTGTATAATTTAGGGGATCCTTCGACCTGGGAAGAAGAGATACTTCCTTTGAAGGATCCTACTCTTGAAGGAGATAAAAATATGGGTGAATTATCTCAAGAACAGATGGCAGAGCTTGCCCAGAAAGTTGCAGGGATTTTAGCCGAGTCACACAAACAGTCGTCTCCTCCCGATCCTTTAGCGAATTTGCTAGAATTGGAAGGACTTACCGAAGATGCTAAGAAACAGCGAAAGATCGAACTTCAAGGCCAATTAGCAGCTATTCGGAAACAGGCTGAGTTAGAGTACCGAGAAGAGCTTGCTCGTCTCTCATTCGAGAATTCAATGATGGAACTCTCTCAGAAATTAACCCAGGGGTTGGATGAAGCTCCTCGAGGATTTCGTGTTTCAGCTGAAGAGCTCAAATCTCATCTGTTGAAGCTACCTCATGAGGAAGCAAAGTTCTGGGGTGAACTTATGACTCACACACTTGTTGATGGCTTCATTGAATTCAGTGAGCGAGGGTCTGGGAAGGCTCCCAAGGGAACCCATCAACTCCCGGATGAAATCGTGAAAAAGTTAGATTCTGGAAGTTTTACTCTCAGTGATCTAAGTAACCCGATCCTTGAACTTGGTGATCTAGATCAGTATGATCTTACCAAGTGGGCTCAGAAGTAGGAGATGAAATTATGACAGCGTTAACTGCAAATGTGAATCGCCCCTATCGAATGCCTCCGGGAGGTCTACGCCTGGAGAAAATTCCTTTAGCGGGATACACAAATTATGGAGCTGGTAATACCAGTTTTACTGTGTACAAGGGCTCTTTGATGTTCTGTGATATCTCAGATACTGATGGATACTTCTCACCAATTGCGGGAACTCCTACAACAGGGGATGTATTTGGAGGTGTCGCAATGGAAAAGCAAGTTGTTAGTTCTGCTGATACAGCAGATGGGTCAGTAGTTTGTAGTGTTGCTCTTGATGGTGTTTGGGGGTTTGCCAAAGGTAATCTTGCTCAAACAGATCTAGGTGCAACTATCTACGCTACGGATGATAATGCTATTACTTCCGCTTCTACAGGAGCAGTCCCAATTGGGATCTTGGAATTAGTAGATTCGACTTATGCGTGGGTCAACATTGGTGACTACACGATGAAGCCGCAGGCATAGAGGAGGATTAGATTATGATTACTCGTTCAGATATTGCTGCTCACTTAGAACGGTCAGTTCGGGTAGGATTCTTAGCAGGTGGTAAAGAGTATCGCCCTCTTCGAAGTCCTTTCGTCCGAGAAGTCCCTTCTGATGGAGCTTTCGAATCTTATGCTGATATGGGCATGCTTCCATGGCCTATTCAGAACGCAGGGATGATGGGAGCAGGTGGTACTGATAGCCGTACCGGAGCAACGGTTACAAATCGTATGTCCGGAGGTCGTCAGATTACTATCATTGGTGGCCAAGAAAAGTCAATGATCGTTTATAATACCGATTGGGAAATTGCTATTGGTATCGAACATAACGCTATTGATGATGACAAGGTTGGTGACTTGGAAGCTTGGGCTCGGGGAGCTGCTTCGAATTTTGAAAAGCATAAAGATTATCTAGCCTTCAGTGCTTTGAATTCAGGAGCTGCGAGTACTTATGGGAATGCTTATGATGGCCTGTCATTCTTCAATGATTCACATGTTGATAAGAGTGCAGAGTATCAGACAGTTCAAGATAACAGCTATTCTCTAACCTTGAGCTTAGATAATTTCCAGACTGTAAAAATCGCTGCTTCTAAATTCTTAGATGATCGAGGTCAGCCGGTTGGGTTTAATCACAACTTACTTATTGTCCCTCCTGATCTTGAATATATGGCTGCTCAGATTACTTTGAATCGAGAAGCTTATGATACAGGTAACCGGGAAATGAACCCGTACGCAGGATCAGTTCGATCAATTATTGCTCCAGGTGGTTGGTTAGATTCAACTGCTTGGTTCTTAATTGATGGGAGCCAGCCTCAGAAACCTTTGAATCTTCAAGTTCGTAAGCAACCTTCATTAATAATCTGGGATGAAGAATCTCAAGGTGGAGGTGGAGTTCGTTACTACAAGTGGCATGCTCGATACTCCGTATTCTACGGTGACTGGAGATTAGCAGTCATGGGTAACACCTAAAAGGAGGTGTCAAATGGCTGGTGAAACTAATTTTACAACTGTTGTAGCCAATCTAACGGGGAACGTGACTGGAGACGTAGCAGGAAATTTAACTGGAGACGTGACTGGGAATGTTTCGGGTCAAGTTTTAATTGCCGCTCCTACTGCGTACGATGGAGGTACGGGGAATAAGGCAATTAGTCCTTCGATCGGGGCTGCTTCTCTTACTAAGGGGTCCGCGGGAACAGACTATACTCTAGCTGTTCCAGGAACTGCAAATATTGGGAAGAGAATCAAGGTCTACTCAACAGGAGCATATGCTCATGTCGTTACTGTAACAGGACTACTTGGAGGGAATACCCTTACGTTTGCTGAAGCTGCAGGAGCAGGGTTTACTCTTCTTGCAATTTCAGCTACAGCTTGGGTCGTAGAGTCCTTGAATGGTATTACTCAAAGTCAGGTTGGTTGATCGTAGGCTGTTTCAAGAGGTTTCTTTTGAGACAGCCTACAGACCTCTCCTGTGGACTGTAAGAGTACTAGATGGTCCCCTCCCCATCTAGTACTCGAGGAGATTTTTTATGAGAAAATTTGGACCTATTTCATCAGGAGCAGCAGTTGGTAACGATGATTTAGCAACTGCAACCGGTTCGTCATCTCATGTTGTTTCAGGAACTGTCCTAGGTGTTGTTCTTAAGTATACTGGAAGTCCTCCTGCAACAACTGAAGTAAGTATTCAATCTAAGGCGGAAGATACTCCTGCATATGATCTGATACCTAAAGTGGTTGGGAACACTGACGGAGTTTTTTATCCGTTAGTCGAAGTATACACAAATGTATTTCATGCTGTCCCTACCCCTCTTCATAATATTATTACTGTGAAGATTGATAAGGCAGATGCAGATGATTATGTTCAAGCTTGGCTTTTCTTAGGAGATTAGAACCATGACGGACCCAAAGACTTCTTCGTATGGAACTTCTACGGGAGTTGCTGCCTTTGTTCCTAGGTATGCAACAACAGCTGGAGACTTTTCAACAGCAACTCGTCCAACTCAAACCCAAGTGGTTACATTTATTGATCAAGTTAGTAGCTTAGTCAATTCAATTCTTGGGAAGTATGGGTTTTCGATCCCAGTAACTGATACTTTAGTGACTGATATGCTTAAATTGTTCGTTGAAGAAGAAGTAGCAGCGATTGCTGAAGGGATTAATGGGTCTGGTCGATTTGGTCCTACAACTAAGACTCCTAAAAAGAGTCGGTTTCAGATTATTTTAGATGATGTTCAAGAATTCGTT